CTATTAGCATCAAAAGGTGCTTATACAAAAGCTCCATTTATTAAAAAAGTATCAATGGGACAAACAGAAACACTTGTTAGAAGTATACCATTTATTATTGGATATAATAGAGCTAAACAACGAGGTTTAGTAGACCCTAGAAAAACATTTGAAGAATATTCAGAAAATGAAATAGATACCCTTATTAAAATAGGTACATTGTATAGCGACAAAGCTAATTATTCATTATCAACAACAGGTTTAGGAGCAGCATTTTGGGGGTCGTGGGCTAGGATAGTAACTAAAATAGCACCATGGAGTAATCAGAAAATGCAAGATGATATTGATAATATAAAAGGTTTATACAATTACTATAAAAATGTAGATAAAATAGAAAAAGATAAGTTTGATGCATTAGCTTTAGGTAAAACATTATTAAAATCATATGCTATTCCTGTATCTGCAGTAGCTGGAGCTACATTAGGTGCTACTATATTTGGACCTGTATTTGGAGCAATAGGAGGAGCATTAAGTGCATCTGCAATTTTAGCTGGTCAAACATTTACTGCTAAAAACAAAGACCTATATGTAAAAAATGAAACTACTAAATTTATAGCAATGCAAGGAATAACTACGCTTGCTACAGATTTATTATTCTTTGGTGCTAAAAAACCATTTAATCTTATAAGAAACAAATTGTATGGAAATATAGCAGGCTCTAGTTTACAACGAGCTGCAGGTGGATTCTCATCAGACTTACTATCGTTAATGTATATGCCACTACTGATAATGCTAAAGAGTTTATTTATGGAAGAAGAAGATGAAGAATTTGTTCATAATGAACTACGTTATTATCTAAGAAGGTTACCATTAGGTTTTGGGGTTCAATATGCATTAGAAAACACATTGATTATGTTAGGTGTGATTAATGAAAATTATGAGGCAAAAGAGTTATATAATATTGTACGCCCTGCTGAGGGATTAGTTCCAGGAAAAGGAACTACAACTTCTATAATTAAAAATTCAATAGAAGCACTTCAAGACTAACATTCATATCTTATATCTAATCTATTTAAATTATACACTAAATTATTAACTTTTAATCGTTCAACTGGTTTCATTTTATCGTAAGGCTTTACAAGCAACTTTCTTTCTAATACCTTTAATAAGAAACTTTGTTGTATTTCATTTTTTAATTCTTGTATTTCTTGTTCATCTATCATTGTCAATCCTTTTTATTAAGTTTAAAAATAAATCAAAATTAATGCAAGCGTATGTTTTAGTTCTATTACGCTTAAATATTAATACAGGGTCATATCCGTTACAGTTATCTTCAGCTTGCTCTAAAGATGCCCATATGTTTAATCGCTCCTGATTTTTACATTCAAAACTATATGGTATTTGTTTTCTTGCGGCAGGGGAGAGCTTGATATCTTCACCAGACTCTCCCATTATTGCCGACTTCACATCATCATCTTCTAACATATCAAAGATACAAAGAAGTTTTTCTACTACATAATTTTGAAGTCTACGTCCTTTACCTTTCTTGCTTGAGGTCTTCAATTTTAAATAACCTGTGTAATCTATTTTCGTCAAGACGTTTAAACTCTCTGTCTTTGCAAGCAAGTGCATACCAATCAGCATGTAATTTAAGACGAGATTCTAACATAATAAGAGCTTTCTTAGATAACTGAACACCTTGCTCTTTAAATGTTGCTCTGATATACTTTTTAGAAATACCCATTACAAACCTAATCTACTTTTAATTCTAGCAATTAAGCCATCATTTTCTTCAAAGCCATCGACAAGCATATTTAAACTTTCAATAGATTCAGATACATTTATTTCAACTTCTTCTAGTCTTTTACCTAAGTCATCTACTTTTTTAAATAATAAATCAATATTAGGTTTAGCTTTTGTTTCTGTTGCCATCTTATCTCCTTTTGTTCATTTTTTTAATAGATTCATTTCTATCATTAAGTATCCTAGCAATATGTTCCCATTTATCTTTTTCTTTTTTAGTCATCTCAACCTCTGGTTTTCCATATAAAATACGTTTAAGTCTACCATCATCTGATTGAACATATACTTGAAATTCTTTTTTACCATAACCAATTTCACCCTTAGATATTCTTGTAGGATTAAAACGTTCAGTCATTTTATAACTCCATATGTTTTAGTTATATATTCTCTAAGCTTTTTTATTATCGACTTCTTCTGCTCTTTCAAATTTTTTCTTGTATTTTTTCTCAAGGAAGGCAATGAATTTCTCCTTATCATTATTGTAATCTATATAATCTGTAACTGATTGACCTATTGCATTAATAGCATTATTTAATTTCATTTCTAATTGAACTATATAATTAGCCATTTCATTGTATGTCAACTTTTTACGTTTTTGTTTAGGCATTTCTTTTTCTCCAGTATTTATTACGTATCTTACGTTTTAATTTACTATCAGTTTTTCTATATTTTCTTAATACCCATTGATTGTCTATTTTAAATGTATAAAAATCTTTTTCTTCCCATTGTAATCTATAATATTTAGCTTTAGGATGTGGCCTAGGATTATTAATATTCCATTGTTCATCTATTGCTGTTAATAGAAACAATAGTATATATCCTTTAATTATCATCTTCCTAAATAATCTATTATTTTAACAAACAATAGTATACTCAATATTATAAACAGGGCATAACATAATGAAAATATCAATATACTCATATTACCATAGCCTAAACTTTTTTCGTTGATTTTTACGCCATTCTTCGTGTTCTTTAGCTGTCCTAGGCTTACGTCCTAACTTTTTACGTTTAGCTTTTATTGCTTTTTTTAAATTCTCAGGGTTATCATTAAAGCCACCCTTTTTATGATACATTTTAGATTTCATTTAAACATCCTTATTGCTTCTATAATTAATGGATGGTCGCAAAAATATTTACATCCTTTACTCATAATATTACTTGGTATATCTTTTGCCTCTTCATCTTTAAAATAATTAAACCAAGTACATTTATTGTCTTTAATAAACTTACAATTAAAACAAGAAACCTGGGGAGCTTTGCCCCCCATTAGTTTCCTTTTCGACAAGATAACACCATCCCTGGTATCACCTAAATCTCTTCATATCTTATAAGATATCTACATATCATAGATAATAATGTAAGATATTATTTATAGTTACGCAACACATTTTAACAGATTATCTGTAACATATGCGTTATGATTGAACGATGCAACTGTAGGTTTCTTTTCATGCCATAATATATCAGTACAGGCATTATACAAATCCCACATTGTATTCTTGTTTAATGCAGAGTTGTCATCATCAAGTACATAGTTATTTAGATATTGGTCTGTTATCTTACCCCATGTAGTTGTAGGTAGTGCAGGAATCATTTGCCTAGAAATTTTTAACATATCTAAATCCATTTCTAGATTTGTCATAGCTCTAAAGTTCTTAGCAATCTTTTCTACACTATCACCACAGCCATTTATTATATCAATAACCTGCATCATCTCATCTTCATAACCTTCACTCGTATAGTCGTGTTTAAAACGATATGAATTGAAATGGTCATTAGTCATCATACCATTACTACATACAAGTCTCATTAAAAATAACTTCATCTTTAATGCAGTACTACCATCATAACTATTCCAAAAGCCAAGACCTAATGCTACGTCATCGCCTTCAGCTATTTCAACAGTATGTGTTCTAGATACTAATCCATAAAAATATCTTCTACCATCAAAGAACTCTTTAGCTGGAGTAAACTCTGCATTACAACTATCTGCTATAGTATCAGCCATTTCTTTTACATCACGATTAGGTATTAAAAGATACTTTTGTCCTACTACACCACATTCTTTCCATTGCTCTCTGCCTGTACCATCTTTATTATTCTTTATTTCTTTTCGTTGTACAGCAAATGCTGATGATGTAATGCCCTCATAATCTAGAGGGACTTTTCTTATTTCTCCATATGGATACATTATAATCTCCTTTGCATTCTTAGTTTGTTTAATGTAAGCACTAAGTTCATTTGTTCTTCTTCTCTGTTAGCTGTAGTGGCTACATGTAATGATGTGATTTTACCATCTTTACCTTTACGCGGGGTAATAGACAATACTTTACTTGCATTGTATGCGATACGAAACGAGCCTCTTGATGAAGCAATATCCATACCTTCAACCATAGCAGTTTTAGTAATTTCTGATACAGCAAATACAACCAAGTTGTTTCTTATTGCAACTTCTGTCAATGCACCAGCAATCTCTTCCATTTTAAGATTCAAATCTTTATGCTTTGACTGCATTAAACCAAGGTGGTCAACAACCACAATCTCTGGTTTTACAGGAAGCATATTGATTTTCTTCTCAAGCTCAATTGCCATACATGGTGCATAGTCAACGTAAAGCCATTTAAATGAGTCACTTATTGTATTCATACTACTAATATAATAATCACGTATCTCATCTTGACTCCAACCTTTTTCTATTTGAATAAAACGTTGCCATATTTGTCTAGCAGACATTTCCATTTCTAGAAAATAAGTAGGACGTTTAAGATGATTAACCCAATTTTGCAACAACATTGTTTTCATAGATTTAGGTGGTGCTTGTATAACAACAAGTTCACCAGGATATATAGGAAACTCTATCCCATATTGTTTACCTATATCTATAGGCTTTAAGTCACTACGATAGAAATTAATAAGATTACTTTCCATTTGTTCAGCTGTCATAAGACTAGTTGACTTTTTAGATTTATATATCTTGCATGTAGATTTACAATAACTATCCATTATCTTATCCATACAACCATATCTATATCCATTTCCTCCATGACCTTTATAGCAATCAGTAACGATTCTATCCATCTCAGACTTTTTAAATGGATGTTCATCACTACTAACTCTATTACGCCAATCTTCCATAACAAGTCTAACTGTATGCTCTGGATAACGCCATCGCAACCACGCAGAAATACGCAACGCAACAGCATGACGATTACCAAAATGCGTACCTTGTAGCATATTAGATATGCATGGATGATTAACAGGGTCAGGATTCATACCAACTTCTGATTTATAAACAACTGTTTCTTTCTTTTCATTACGAACAAGAACATCAAATACAGGATTAGCAGCAACCAATTCTTTTGGCAATTTATCTTGTCGAGACCTGCTTGCTAAAGCTTGTATTTCAAGACCAGACATTTTGTTTAGTTCATCCTCGCTAATACATACTTTCCATAATCTAGATTTAGTATTAAGAGTATTGTTTAGTCTAATAATACGAGTCTTATCTGTAACTGATGCATCTGCATAATCGTAAATACCTTTCTTTGTAAGCTCATCTTTAACTTTAAGATGTAGATTTTGACACGGTTCCCATTTGAAAGCTGTATCAGGTATACCTACATGAAAACCACGACCACTAAAATAAATATTATACGGAACTTCTAATTTCTGCAACATGTTTAGAAGCTTTATAGTTTTAGATTTAGCAGTATCTATAGTTACACCATCTACATCTAATAAAAATTCTTTAGGCATATATATCTTACCATCAAAACCTGATAATGATTTAGTACCTTCAAAGAACTTTATTACATAGCTATCATAACCATACAAAGAAATAAATGTATCTTTAGCTGTATTCTCAAACGAAGATTTCTTAGACGAATCAAAGAAATGATGTCTATCAGAATAGCTAAATGCAAATTCTCTTATCATATTATTTCTCCTTGGGGTTAAAATGGGGACTCACGTATTCCTTTGCCAAATGAACATTCTGGTATCTTTTGGACTTACAGGACGAGTTGATGTCCCCATTTATAGGGTTATTTAGAAGGGCATTCCTTCTGTTGAATTAGCAGTTGTATTTGTTGTAGTTGTTATTGTTCTT